AATGGTTCCATGAATGTGGCCCAGAAAGCTACATCTGTGACAGGCTTGGGTGCTACTGCTAATTCTACTCACACTGTTGATAGATGGCAAACTAATGTAGGATCAACTGCTGGGCGTTTTACAATGACGCAAACAGCAGATGGGCCAAATGGTATTTCTGCTAATTGCCTTAAAATAGATTGCACTACAGCAGACACATCTATTGCTGCTGCGGAAGCATTTATTTTACATCAGGCAATTGAAGGACAGAATGTACAACGTATAGGTAAAGGTGTTGCTGGTGCAAAACAAATAACAGCAAGTTTTTATGTTAAAGCTAGTGCTGTTTTTACTTTTGCTCTTGAGTTATTTGATGGAGATAATAACAGACAAATAACCAAATTGTTTGATACTACTACTGATTGGGTCAGACATGAAATTACATTTCCAGCAGATGTAGATGATGGTTCTAGTCCTTTTGATGATGATAATGCTAACGGCCTTAAATTAAGTTTTTGGCTACACTCTGGCTCAACTTATGCGAGTGGTACACTAAACAGCGCATCATGGGCTAACACAACAAGCGCCAATCGTGCCGCTGGCATAGACAGCTTTTACAGCAACACTGACAACAATTTTTTCCTCACGGGAGTGCAGATGGAAGTTGGCCCGGTTGCAACGGAATTTGAGCAAGAGGATATTGGTGTTACGTTATCTAAGTGTCAACGCTATCTAGTAAAATATGGGCCGGGAGAGGCTTATGAAAGAATAGGAATAGCCTGTAATCTTAGCACTACTGTTGCTGAAGTTTTTATTCCACTTCCTGTAGCTATGAGAACAACTCCTGCATTAATAGCAGTAACAGCAAGTGAGTTTTCTCTTCATGATAGTAACGATGTTTTAGCTTGTACTGCGTTAGTAATTGAATCTGGTGGACATAGCAATAATCAATTATCTGTTTTAGATGCAACCGTTAGTAGTGGCTTAACTGATGGTGGAAGTTCTACTCTACTGACTAGTAATAATACAACTGCCTTTATATCTTTAGATGCGGAGTTATAACAATGGATAATATGATCATTACAAACGCTAAGTATAACAAAAACAAAATAACTAATGCTAATGGTTCTATTAACTGTGTAGCAAATGGAGAAACAGTATCAGTCCCAATGAACCCCGACAACAGACACTACGCAGAAATCCTACGCCAAGTAGAAGCTGGCACATTAACCATTGCGGCTGCTGATTAAGCCTTGCCTCAACCTAACTAATAGTTTATAAATACATTAACTAATCATATTACAAAGTCTATAACAACTACCTGTATTATCAGGCACTTATTTACCCAAAATTCAAACGGAGGGACCGAAATGGGCCTGTTTTCACGCTCTAACACTTACGTTACCAATACAGGTCTGCAAGGCGAACAAATGAAAACCCTCACGGGTAATCAGGATAATCTTGCTACCGGAATTAACGACATCAGCGGCGGCTTAGATACCGGGTTCGCTGCAGTAAATACTGGCATCGATACCGCCAACACCGGGATCACGGGCCTAGCCACAGACATTGCTGGCGTTAATACCAATGTGGATACGGGCTTCACGAACATCAGCAATTTGCTGGATCAATATAACACTGGAATCAACACCCAGTTCGACACGGTGAATACTGGTATCGGCAACAATGCCACTGCGATGCAAACTGCTAATCAAGGCATCACGGGCCTACAAGCATCTCAGGATACTGGCTTTGCTGATGTGGGCGGTCGCTTCGACACGGTAGATCAAGCCAACACAAACATGCAAACGACTGTCGATCAGGGCTTTCAAGATCAGGCGCAAGGATTCACAGATGTTAATGCAAACATGTCTTCAGGTTTTGCCGATAATGCAACTGCTATGGATACCGGATTTGCTGATGCTGGGACCGCAATGGATACGGGATTTGGTGATGCAGCGGCTGAACGCACTGCGGCCCAAGCTGCGGCCCTCGCTGGTCAGCAAGGTCTAGGCACTCAGCTTAATACTTTGGGCGATAATGCCGACATTTACGCTACTCAATCTCTAGAAAATCAGGCGGCATTACAATCCGGGCAAGATGGGTTTGTATCATCCTTTGATACATACGTTGATCGATATTCGGACGATGCAAAGCTGGCTCAGACCACACGATCCGATATGCAGACTGCAGATGCTGCAGCTAGTCAAAGGCTGCGGGAGGACATGGCGAGAAGCGCACAGACGCAAACACAACAGATTGATCGTGTGGGTCAGGAAGTAGCGCAAGTTAAAACGGCACAGCTTAAAGCTGCAACAACGTCTGCAGTTGCTGATGATCGTTTAGACAATAATATTCGCCAACAGTTTGCGGATCTATCCACCTCATTTGATAATGATGGCAATTTAGTTGGGCAGTCTGTTGATGGCGCTGGCAATACTACTCGCCGCTCCTTCGACACTTCTGGCAATTTAAATTTAGCCACATTTGATGCTCAAGGCCAACTCACTGGGCAGAGACAGATGTCCATCAATAGCGCCCTGGCAAATCTACAAGCTTATGAAGTCGCAAACGAAAACTCTAACCGCATAAATAGCCTTACTCCTGCTACCTCGCAGCGGGGGAGCGGCATTTACGCCAACACAAGAAGTTAAAAATGCACCCACAAAAAATATCTATCAATGGCATCAACTTAATCAAGAAGTTTGAAGGACTGCACCGGGTCCAAGAAGATGGCATGATTAGCTCATATCGCTGCCCTGCAAACCGCTGGACGATTGGATTTGGCTCGTGCAAAGGCGTCCGTTCTGGAATGAAGATCACAGTTAAAGAAGCTGAAGACCTATTGATCAAAGACATTGAAGAACATGGAAAAGCAGTGAAACGGCATGTGAATGTTCCACTCACGCAATATCAATATGATGCTCTTACTAGCTGGGTATTCAATATCGGTGCGGGGGCAAACTTCCAAAGTTCAACGCTGTTAAAAAAGCTGAATAAAGGGCTGTACGATGAAGTCCCTGAACAATTAAACCGATGGAATAAAGCCCGTGTAGACGGCAAGTTAGTGCCGCTAAACGGCCTGACTCGCAGACGTGCCGCTGAAGCTGCTTTGTTCTCAAGCGATGCGGCGTTGCCCTCTGATGAGGGCGGGAGCGAGATGCCACAAAAAGTCTCTGCGGCTGCACCTAAAAAGCTTTCGCAAAGCAAAACTATGGCTGGTGCTGGCATTGCCGGAGCAGCCACAGCAATGAACGAAATCTCCGGGCAGCTGCAGGGGCTCTTGCCCTATGCTGATAGTTTGAAAGTGCTATTTCTAGTGTGCGCTATCGGCGGCATTGGCCTAGCGGCCTATGCCCGGTTTAAGGATCACCAGCAAGGAGTTCACTAATGTTCGTCTTTGGTAAAATCAAAACATACATCATAGCGACCTTGGCTCTTGCGTTACCTATTTTATACGCAATGGGCAGATTTCGTGGTGCAGCTAACGAAAAAAACAAAGTCCTCGAGGATGATTTACAAGCTGCTCACAAGACAACCAACTTTTATAAAGCGATGGCCGAAGATGCAAAAGATCCTACTCTTAGTACCCGTGATGGCTTCCTTGATCGGGTGCGGAACGGTCTATAGGACCGACCTGGAGGTCTACTGCCCTCAGATTAAGCAGTACGATGTTCCTTTTTCCAACAAACTTTCAGACCAGCTAGCTGTATTGCCGCCACATTCTGGGGCGATTGAAACTGCTGTTAAAGATTATGTTCATCTCCGGGATCTTATTCGGAAATGTCACGAAGAAAAGGATAAGATCTAATGGGTTTGTGGAGCGAAACTGTAGGCCAAGGGAATAGTTTTGGGCAGAGTGTGGCTAATGTGCTAACGCCCAGAGATGGCTTATCCTATGAAAGAGGTGAGATAGTAGATAACGAGGAAGGCCGGGCCTTCGAAGATACTCTGCCAAACCGCCCTACCGACAACAACAACAACACAGGCAATGACGGTGGTGGATCAAGCCAACCCGCAGTCGCTGCAGCACCAGCAGCACCCAAGGTTAATCCGCTAAATTCTGACGCCATCCTTGCGATGGCAGAGACAGCCGGGCTCATTAAATCGCAAGAGGATATGGCTGCTATAATAGCTGATCCAAATGCGTTCTTCAGCTCACGAAACATGACTCTAGCAGACCTCATACCCACGATGGGTGGTGATGCTGAGGGGACTAATTTAGATCCCTACAGCACCAGGTATGCTTTGGGCGAGGATCCTACACTTACCGCGAGTACGGTAGCGTCTAGCAATAATGTTGATACGGTCACCAATCCGGGTGCTACCACATACGAGGCTTCGACGGCTACAGACTTGCTGACTGAAGATACTAAAGTTGATGCCGCCACTGGCACAGTGGACGCAGATAACTTGGTAAATGCCAGCGACTTAGAGATTGATGTTTCTGCTGAAAATGCTGGAACTGGTGTGCTGGGCAATTCGTTAAACGAATTTGCCACGCAAAACATATCTACGATTATCGATACCTCAACACCCGCTGGCAAGCTTCTCGCTGAAAGGCTGGGCGAGGGTAACTACACTGATCACAAGGCCACAATCCTGGGCCAAATGAAAATCATCAGTGAGGAATTCAGTGATAGTAATGGCCAGCCTCGGGTGCCCCCCTGGGCCCAACGGATGGTTCGTGAAACGCAGAAGACAATCGCTTTTTCCGGTATTACAGGCACCGCCGCTACGGCGGCTTATGCCAATGCGGTTATGGAAGCCACACTCGGGGTGGCTGACAAGGAAGCAGCTTTCTTTCAGACAATTACAGTCGAAAATCTTAATAACCGCCAAGAATCCACAATAAACAAAGCGAAGATCCTGGCTAACTTTGAGTTAGGAAACCTGAATACGCGAGAAGTAGCGGCTGTTTCAAACGCTAAAGCGTTCCTTGAGATGGATCTCAAGAACTTAACCAACGAACAGCAAGCTGAAGTGATAGATAAACAGGCGATGGTACAATCGTTGTTTGAGGACCAGAAGGCTATTAACGCACAACGTCTGTTTACTGCAGAATCTGCTAATGAACTGGCTAAGTTTTATGATGAACTTAACTCTGCTATTGATCGACACAACTCGACTGAAATGAACACCCTGGCTAGATTTAATGCCCAGGAAACGAATGACGTTTCCGAGTTCAACGCCGAGATGAGCGATGGCAGAGACCGCTTCTATAGTGAGATGCAGTACAACATCGATGTCAGTAACGCCAAATGGCGTCAGACCGTTGAAACTGCGAATACTAAAATGAAGTTTGAGGCGGCAAGCGCTGACGTTAAGAACAGCTTAGACATTTCGCAGGAAGCCCAGAACCGTCTTTGGGACAGCGTAGACAGTCTGTTGGATTAC